CTTAGGATCTTTGGTTTTGTTGTACAGATTTGCTACTTCGTCTAACTTCTGTAATCGTACCATATTTTTTTGTACCCCAATTTATTACATTTTTTAAACCTGGTGCTTTTATTTCTACATTAACACCGTATGGTTTCCATGCTCTTTTCATTAGATTTAATTCTAATAAGAATACAGACCATTGTTTTTGTGTAATATTTTTTGGTTTTATTGTTATTATTTTTTCTTTCATGCTGTATATATAGGATATCGAGGGATATTTGTCAACCCCTAACGTCCCTGGCCCCGGTATTTTTTATACGAACGTCGCTTTGATTTGTTCATTTTACATAGGCTAGGATTACGTCCAATCGACGTTTTGTGAAAAATAGGCTCGTGTGCTATTTTTTGATATAAACCCTTAGCTTTTGCCATCTCCGAAATACTTGTCTAATTTTGATTTTAATGTATTGGGACATAGTGTTGGTATGTAATTAATTGCCCCATTTATGTGTTGTTCCATGTCAGCACCACAATTTATACATCTATAAAACTCTCTTGTAATTCCAACTAATATAGTGTGTTCATTACAAGTTGGACATACTCCATTAACTACTTCAGTCTGAAACCTTACGAATTTTTTTTCTGTCATATGCTTTCTTATTCTTTACCACTTTTTGTTTAAAATGTCTAAGTTGTTTAGCTACAGGATTTCGCTTTTTATTTACCTTTTTCATTAGTCAAGAATTAATGAGGTAATTTTCTTTTCTCCCATGTATATCTCTATGTTGGCCTTAGATTTTAAGCATTGATAAGTAACTCTATCTTTAGAGCTTTTGTCCTTCATAGCGTAACGCTTGGCCTTCAAACAATTTGATAATGAGTCTTGAATACGATGCTCGACAATTTTATTGTCTACAATGAGTAGTAAAGCAAAAACAACTTCAACCATTAATGTGCTCCACTTCCATTTCTAATTAATTTTTCTACGTCTTCCGTAAGTTTTTTTGTTCTATCTTTTAAAAATTCTATATTTACTGCATTGTTTCTCATGCTCTTTACCTCTTTATCTACCTCTTCTAAAACACCCGCTAAGTGTTCCACTAACATAAAAAGCTCCGCCTCTCCACTTGATTGACCTAACTCACCTCTTGGATATTTAATTCTAAACTCTGAGTTTTGTTCTAAATCTTTTTGCATTAACTCTATCTTTGTGGCGTGATTATTTAATGTTTCATGCAATCCAAAATAAGCCCAGGTGCCGATTGCGACGAGCGCTATCAAAGAGGCAACCGTCTTCATAGGCATTTGGACAGCTGCCTCTTCCGATATATTTAAAGGTTTTTTACTCATCTAATAGGTATATATCCTGGTTCCATAAAGAAAGCCATTAAAACAAATAGTATGATCAATACTGCTGTGAATTTGTAATTCATAGCGGCCCATCTTACTTACTATTTAACTATTAAAGCGACTACTAAAACAACAAAAACGATAGTTTCGATTTTGTGATTTTGCCAGTAGTGGCCTGCTTTGCTTTTAATTTTATCAATCATTTTTCTTCTCCTCTATTTCGTAAAAGAAATTATCAGTGTCTTCTGTACGCCACTGTTGTGTATCTTCTACATTCCAATAGTTAGTTTGAACCTTCCAATCAGGTGTTTTGTCTTTTACCGTAAAAGACGGTATATCCCAAATAAGTCTGTTGTTAGGTTGTGCTGCATAGTTGCCATCATTTAAAGCAAGTATGTGAGCGCATTTATGTTCATGCGGGATCTCAGAATGATCAGTGTCGAGTATATTAGGCTCTGGATGTGCAAAGTCAACAGTAAATAAATAACGACCCCAATGCCATTTTTTATCTTTACCAATGTATTTACCTGATTGCGATTCTAAAATATCCCAACTAGTAACAGCAGGGTAATAGCTAAAAGAATTCCAAAGCTGAAGTTCATCAAGTCTTCGTATGGGTACATCGTTCGGTTGAAAGCCCCTTTGAATAAAAGCTGTAATAGGTAATCTATAAAAGATCGCACCGTTTTCCATAATAGCGTGAAACAATAATGCACGGCCTGTAATACAAGTAACACCAAAGATAATACAGTCTTCAACTTCTCCATGATGTTTTTTAAGATCGTAAAGATACTCCCTTCTTATTTGTGCATACTCTACCGGTATATTTGCATTTAGATACGCCATAAAAACTCCTCATTTAATTGTACCCCAATTTGGTCCTGATTCATAGTCCACTTTGTTAGGTACTTCTAATTGAACAGCAGACTCCATAATATCTTTTATTTTATCTGCGTTATCACTAACAGATATATCAAGTTCATCGTGTACTTGTATATGTGGTGTGATGCCTTCTTTGTGTAAATCTATCATTGCTTTTTTAGTCATGTCAGCTGCAGATCCTTGTATCAATCTATTCAAAGCTTTGTATGTGTAAGCTCGTTTGATCCCTGGTCCGTGTTCCGCGAGCGCTGCTTCGTGTGGTAATGCTTTATGAATCCCGAACTGGTTGGGCTCCCATAGATGAAATCTGCATAATCTACCTAGTAATGTTCTAACTTTACCACGGTCTTGTGCTCTAGCCATAACACTATCCATAAGTTGTTTAACAAATGGTACACGTGCATGGTATTGTTTAAATAATTCTTCAGCTCGTTCTTTATTTACACCAAGCTCTGCTTGTAATTTATTTTTACCCATGCCATAAAACAATCCAAGGTTTATAGTCTTAGCTTGATCTCTTGGAATCTCAGCCATGTCAGCAACAATCTGGTGAAAGTCTGCATCACCATCTTTGTATGCATCTAATACATCACCAGCTGCATACATATTTTGTATTGCTGCATAGTGCACAACTAGTCTTGGTTCTTGTTGTGAGTAATCAAATACACCCCACTTACAACCTTCTTCAGGTATAAACAAAGATCTAATCTTTGGTCCTAGTTCTTTGTTACGTGCTGGAATCTGTTGTAGATTAGGATTTGCATAGCTAAATCTACCTGTAACTGTGCCGCCTGAGTCTGATCTTAATTGATTTATCTCAGCATGAATTCTACCATTGTGTGAATGTTTTAATATGGTATCTATGAATGTTGTATGTGCTTTATTTATTTCTCTTGCACGTGCAATATGTTTAACAACAGGATTAGGATGATTCTGTAAAAAGTTTTTTGTAAATGATGGAGAATTTGTTTTTTCGGTTCGGTCAACACGTACTCCTAAAAATCTCATATCAACGAGGCAAGGAAATAGTTCTGTCTCTAATTTAAATATATCTTCTATGTCTTGTGCGTAGATTTCTTTTTTCATCTCTTGCCATAACTCCAGGGTCATCTCAGCGTCTCTTTCAGCATACTCACCCACATACATTGCAGGTAATTTATACATTTCAGACTTAGCATCTACACCCCATTCTCTGGCTGTTTCGGTCAAAATAGCCTCGTTTTTGCCTTTTCCAAGGTAATCCCTACCCATGGAGCCTAAATCGTAACGAAAGCGATTCTCGTCCACGAGAGAGCCAGCAATCATGGTATCTACGATGTCACCAGCTATTTGTAGTCCTGCAGCTCTAATAAAACATACGTCATACATAGCATTGTGAAATATCTTTCTAGACGGGTAGTTTAGAACCGTTCTAAAGTAATCCATTACTTTCTTCTCGTCCATATTACCACCACCTTCATGAGCTATTGGATAGTATCCGGACCAGTCTTCGACAGCTAATGCGATTCCTACGATTCTACCTCTGCCTGTAACAGAGCCAGATCCCATAGTTTTTAGTTCTGGATCTTTTGTTTCCAAGTCAATAGCAATCTCATCATACTTAGATAGATCTTTAAATTCTTCTGGTGGTGTCCATTCTACCTGTGGACTAAATAATGGTTTTTGTATCATTTGTAATCTCGTTCAATAATCATTTCTATAAAATGTATTGCTTTCAATAAGTCTTGCTTCTTTCCTTTGTCACGATGTCTAATTATATATTTTATAGCACATCCCTCCGGGTATAACAACTCATTCTCAACTACAAACTTACTCGGCTGAATTTTATACTTTTGATAGTGACTCCCACCGTGCTGCTTGTCCCAAACTTTACTCATAAATTATATCCTTTGTATTTTTGTTTTGGTTCTACAATATGTAAATGTTCCTTGGTCCTTGTTGCACCAACGTAGAACAATCTGTTTTCGTCATCTGGATTTTGTTCGTATGACTTCATTGTATTTAAACTTAAATCTGTAAGCAACACAACATTTTCACACTCACCACCCTTTGCACCATGTATCGTAGATAAAGTTATTCGTGGTGCTTCGTTTAACTTCTCACCATTCTTTCTCATCTTTCTTAAATAGTTTATATCTCTACTTGGTGCAGCGTTAAAAGCTGTATACCAAACGTCATCTGTTTTTAGACCATAGTCTTTTTTTAATTGATCAATACCATAAAAAGAATCTTTAACCATACCTTTCATTTTTTGTTTGTCCCATAGATTTGTGTAAGAGGATATTTTTTCTAGTTGATCATATTTTAATAATTGTCCCTGACGCAAGTGTTCCCAATCTAAAGCTGCTAAATGTAAAGCGTGCTCTCTTTGTTTTCTAAATTTATTTTGATAATAATAACCTTTTAAATATAAATCCTCCTCCAGGTTATCTAACATGTATTTAGTTCTAGCTAATACTAAC